GGCGAAAAGATCAAGTTCATCTATCTGAGATTGCCAAATCGATTCAAAGAAAATGTCGTTTCGTTTCCAATTACATTGCCTAAAGAATTTGGTTTACATTCTGTCATAGATTATGATACTATGTTTGAGAAAACATTTCTCGATCCTCTGAAACCAATTCTTGATGCCGTCGATTGGTCAGCGGAACAGAGATCCACATTAGAGGAGTTTTTCCTATGAATCTAAGTCACTTGTCTTTTCCTGATAAAGGTTGGGGTTATCTTCCTGCAACTGAAGAAGTGTTCGAAGCATTTCGATTTTGTCAAAAACTTTACAAGCCGCAATCTGTTTTAGAAATTGGCTTTCACATCGGGCATTCTACGACGTATCAGCTAGAAATTTATACTGAAGCGAAGATCGTAGGTGTTTCGCCTGACAACGAAAGAGTTGGTAAAGATGATGACAGAATTGATCCTGAAGTTCGAAGGGCAATGGCTGAAACTTTGAAGATCAAATATCTGAATCGATTTCAATGGTTGCAAGGCAGAACCGCTGAGGTTCGAGACAAACTTCAAGATTATGTGTTTGATTTTGCACTTGTAGATGGCAATCATCATGAGATGGCGGTTCTTCTTGATCTCACTGTATGCGCAGAACTTGACATTAAGCAGATGTTGATAGATAATTGGGATCAGAAACAAATTCAAGAAGCTGTTGAAACGAACGGCAAATATGAATTGGTAAAAGTCTTTCCGTATAAGCAAACGTTCAAAAACAAGACTAAGCAAAATGAACTTGCATTGGTAAAAATGCGCAAAAAATGAAAAGATATTTTCTGACTGCTTTCAAAAATACTTATGACAATAAGACGCACAGAATTGCGGGCTTCTTGTCATGGGAAGATTTCGAAAGCGTGTTATACAACATGGCTAAAAGAGAAGGCAAAAAAGGTGGTAAAAACTCCAGCCCTCTTATAAGCCCAGCGTTGTATGTTGAAGGCTCAACTCGGGCAAATAAAAATGTTGTCAAGTGGGCTAGTTGGTGTGCTGTAGACGTTGATGATTTTTCTTTTGAGAATTCGTTAGAAGAAGAATTGTACAACAGGATTGGATCTTTGTATTATGTATGCTATTCGACCGCGAGTAGTAAAGTTGACAATCCAAAGTTTAGACTTGTCTTTCCTTTGATACGTGATGTTGAAGCAAAAGAGATAAAGCATTTTTGGCATAGCATAAATTCAGAACTAGGTCAATTGGGCGATAAGCAAACAAAAGATCTGAGTCGAATGTATTATATACCTGCGATTTATCCTAATGCTTACAATTTCATTTTCACTAATCGTGGGTCATTCGTTGATCCTGATTTGATGATGACGAAGCATCCGTATAAAGAAAGAGAAGGTAAAAACTTCATAGATAGATTACCACCAGAACTTCAGAAAGCGATCATTGAACATCGAAAACAATCTTTAGAAAATACGAGCGTGTCTTGGTCAAATTACAAAGACTGCCCGTTCTTTCCTAAAAGACTTGCAATTGAGTATCAAAGCTTGACAGAAACGGGCTGGTATCATAAAATGTATCAGATTATGGTCGCAACTGCGGGTAATGCAATTAAGAATGGTTATCCCATAACGTCAAAACAAATTGCTGATCTTTGTAGACAGCTAGATACTGATACAGGAAACTGGTATACGAATCGACCGCTTGATGTTGAAGCGGATCGTGCAGTTGAATATGCATATAGAAACAATTAGGAGTGAATGATATGGCTGAAGAAATTGAAGTTGGTAACGTGATTGAATTGAACAATGGTGAAAGGCAGACTGTGCCGCCTACTGTTGAAGCGCCTAACGGTGACGAAGAAGCGAATCGAGCAAAAGTTCTTCGCGTCGGCATCGTAGGCACGAATGCGGTTGCGCGCGCGATGAATGTTGCTTTTGATGCTCGTGGCACTGATCGCAAGATGGTAGATAGCATTAAGGAGCTTGATGATCTTATTCAATGGCGTCCTGCTGTTACGTTTGTTTGTACTGATATTCCTTTGCTCAAGAATGACAGTCTTGATGACGCAGAGTTTATCAATACGGTAAGTCGGCTCGTAAAGCAGTGTGGTACTGGTGTTTGTATTCGAAGCACGATTAACATTGAAACGATTGAACGTCTGATTGGTGTTCTGACTTACGATGTTTTCAAAGCGAAGATAATCTACAATCCCGTCATGACTGAAAGTGAAGATGCTGGTGAAATTCTGACTCAAGAAGTCGAATACATTGGCGGCGTCGATAAGACTGTTGAAGCACACCTCAACATTCTGAAGAATCTTACGAATTTCGCTGCTGTTCAAGTAGAAACTGGTAGCGTTTTTGAAGTCGCTTATGCTAAACTGGCTGTTAGCGGTTTCAAAGCTGTCAAGCAAACGTTCTTCAATCAATTGCATGAAGCGATTCTGGATGTCAAGGGTGCCAATCCTGCGATTGTCCGTCGTCTGATTCAGAAAGCGCCTGATCTTACGGATCGGTCTGTAATGATTCCGACGTTTATTCGGTCACGTGCTGATGACGAAGTGAGCTATAAGCAAGCCAAGTCTTTCGGTGGCGAGTTCCTGAATAAAGATGTGAAGATGTTTGTTGGTATGACAGATAAATTTCCGCTTCTTGATGAATGTGTAAATTTTAAAAATCTGAAGGACTAATACAATATGTCGATTATGAATAAATTGAAAAGCAATTCGAAGATTAAACAATCTTCGGTGCTTGCCGAATCTCAATTCTTTACTGATGTTGAGTTCGTTTCAGTGGATGTTCCTATGTTGAATGTCGCACTGTCGGGCAGTCTGAACGGTGGTCTGAGTCCTGGACTCACCGTTCTGGCTGGTCCTTCGAAGCATTTCAAAACTTCTTTTGCGCTGAAGATTGCTTCGGCGTATTTGAAGAAGCACGATGATGCTGTTATTCTGTTCTATGATTCTGAGTTTGGTGCGCCTCAGTCTTATTTCAGCAACTTTGATATCGATTTGAATCGAGTTCTTCATGTTCCGATTACAAATATCGAAGAATTGAAATTTGATATTGTCAGTCAGCTTGAAAATCTAGACAAAGGCGATAAGGTAATTGTCGTCATTGATTCTATTGGCAATCTTGCGTCGAAGAAAGAACTCGAAGATGCTCTGGATGAAAAGTCTGTTGCAGATATGTCAAGGGCGAAAGCACTGAAAGCGCTCTTTCGAATGATTACGCCATATCTGATGATGAAAAGCATTTCTCTTCTTGCTGTTAATCACACGTACAAAGAAATTGGCATGTTCCCGAAAGATATCGTCAGTGGCGGTACTGGCGTCTACTATTCGGCCAACAACATTTGGATTCTTGGTCGAAGACAGAATAAAGAAGGCACCGAAGTCATGGGTTACGATTTCGTAATCAATGTCGAAAAGTCGCGATTTGTGAAAGAGAAAGCTAAGATTCCGATCTCTGTTACATGGGAAGGCGGCATTGAACGATACAGCGGACTGCTTGAAGTTGCACTCGCTGGTGGATTTGTCGCAAAGCCTTCGAACGGTTGGTATCAGAAAGTTGACATTGAAACTGGCGAAATGATTGGTAATAAATTTCGCGAGAAAGATACTTTGACTGAAAGCTTTTGGTCAGATATTCTGAGTAGTCCTAAGTTTCAGTCTTTTATTGAAAGACAGTATACTATTGATCTCGACATTACTGGAGGTGAATCTGATGTCTTTTCAGAAGATGAGTGAGCACATTCATTATGAAATCATTCCTGCAAAGGATATGATCGACCTGAATGAGCAGGCATGGGACGTTAGATTTCTCGAAGGCGATTTTGTAGAGACTGTGATTCGCTACGGAAATATTGGATTCAATGAAGAAAAAGATGCATTGACATTTAATTTTATCGTGATATCATCACCTATCAAAGAGTTATCTGTAGAGGACGAAACGCTGCAACTAGCAGTAGGTGACGTTTTAGAAAGCATTTTAGAGAATGCTTTGAATACAGATAGTTTGTTGGTAAGTGATGTGAAAGATGAAAATTGATTTAGAACAAACCATTATTCGAAATCTTCTGACGAATGAAGATTACATGCGGAAAGTTATTCCTTTTATCAAGAAGGAATACTTCGAAGGCACCTATCGATTGGTGTTTTCTGAGATTGTTCGGTTCGTGGGTAAGTATAATAAACTTCCCACGATTGAAGCATTCAAGATTGAAATCGATCAATCTGAAAAATTCAACGAACAGTCTTACGCGCACGCGCTCGATATTCTTCCGAATATATTTGAACGGAAGGATGAGAATGACCAATGGCTGATCGACACCACTGAGAAGTGGTGTCAAGATAGAGCGGTGTATCTTGCAGTAATGGAATCGATTTCGATTCTAGATGGAAAGCACGAGAAGTATACTAAAGAAGCTTTGCCATCAATTCTGCAAGAAGCCCTTGCACTATCTTTTGATGTAAGCGTTGGTCACGATTATCTTGAAAATATCGATGAGCGATTTGCTTTCTATCACGAGCAAGAAGAAAGAATTCCTTTCGATCTTGACTACTTCAATAAAATTACCAAAGGTGGCTTGCCAAACAAAACGCTGAATGTCGCATTGGCAGGCACAGGCGTTGGCAAGTCTTTGTTTATGTGTCATGTGGCTGCAAATGCTTTGACTCAAGGCAAAAATGTTCTCTACATTACGCTAGAGATGGCAGAAGAACGCATCGCAGAACGAATTGACGCTAATCTGTTGAATGTTCCTATCGATCAACTCGAATCTCTTTCGCAGTCTATGTTCAAAGATAGAATCAAAAAGATTGCTGAAAGCACACAAGGCAAGTTGATTATCAAAGAATACCCAACAGGTCAAGCTCACAGCGGACACTTTCGTGCATTGTTGAATGAGCTGAAACTGAAGCGAAGATTCATACCTGAGTTGATCTTTATTGACTACTTGAATATATGTGCGTCGTCGCGCGTGAAAGGTATGGGTGGTACAATCAATTCATACTCGTATGTCAAGGCGATTGCCGAAGAAATTCGAGGGCTTGCGGTCGAATTCAATGTGCCCATCGTATCTGCAACGCAGACTACGCGATCTGGCTTCACGAATTCAGATCCAGGTCTTGAAGATACATCAGAGTCATTTGGCTTGCCTGCCACTGCTGATTTCATGTTTGCCTTGGTTTCTAATGAAGAGCTAAGTAATCTTGGACAGATTATGGTGAAACAATTGAAGAATCGCTATAACGATCCTACAATGCATAAAAGATTTGTAATAGGTGTTGACAGATCTAAAATGAAACTGTACGATGTAGAGCAAGAACAACAAAGTTTAGTCGATGATGAAATTCCAGTATTCGATAAGTCTTCTGTCGGTGACAGACTTAAAGGCATAAGAATTTCATAAGGAGGTTTTTATGGATCCTGTCACTCATACACTAATTGCAACGGCATTGATGTTTGTGACTTACTTGCTAGGTCGATATCTAGGGTATAGAAAAGGCGAAGAAGAAGGTTCGCAATATATTATGACATTGTTCATGATGGCCCTTGGTGTGTCTAGACTTGAAATTAATGAAGATAATAAATCGATTCTTGCTTTTGATGAAAAAGGCAACAAAAAATATCTTAAATTGAGCACGAGAAAGTAAATTATGTATAAGTTTAATGAGAGAGAAATTGTCGAAGAACTCATGAAGTATATTGATGAAACATACAATCAACATTATGCCACTGGTAAAATTCAGACGACAGAGTTCGTTGTTGACAATGGTCACGGCACTGGATTCTGTATTGGTAATGTTCTGAAGTATACTCAACGATATGGAAAGAAAGGTGCACCTGAAGACTGGCGCAAAGACCTTTTTAAAGTATTGCACTATGCAGTGATTCAGGTTTTCAATCACGACAGCAACTACACAACTTACAAGCAAGAAACATTACAGTATGATGGTACATTCTCTTTTCGCGCGCCAGATACCTATAGTGAACTGAGTTATCGAAGCATTGACGATGCAACGCCCGAAGAATGGAACGCAGTCGCTACTTCATTTCTTGGAGAAAAATCTTGAAAGATACGTGTGAAACCGAATGGATCGTGACTTGGATTCAAAGAATCAAGCAGTGGCACTATGATCGAAATCTGATTATGGGTGCCAGTGATAAAGATCAAGTATGTAAACTAATTCAAGAAGTCGGTGAACTTTCTGATAATGTATGCAAGAAAAAAGACATTCGCGATGACATTGGTGATTGCATTGTCGTATTGATAAATATTGCAGAAAGGAACGGTGTATCATTGACAGAATGCCTAGAAAAAGCGTATCATGATATCAAGGATCGAAAAGGCATGATGGTCAATGGTATTTTTGTCAAGGAGAGTGACTTATGAACGTGAATGATTTTATCAATAGGGCTAAGAACGGCGTGGTGACTGTTGAGTTTCGCAAAGTTGACACTGGCGAACTTCGAATCATGCCTTGCACACTGAACCGTGAATTGTCGGGTGATAAAGTTCCTCAAATCTTTGAGCAACGCGCCGTGAGTGACTATATCGCAGTATGGTGTCTGGATAAAAATGATTGGAGATCTTTTCGCGTGAATACTGTCGAACGATGGTATGAAGGAGAACCTGTGTGAAATCTCTTTGCGTTATGTTCATGACGATTCTTGTTTCGGGTTGTGTTTCGATGCAGCCCGTGAACAGATGCGAAGCGAAAGTGGGTGGCTCACCCATAGAGCTGGATGGAGCAACATTCATTCTGCCTGTTGAGATGAGCACCAGCGTTCTTGGAATCTGGAGTACGTTTCGAACTGTTCCTGAAGTGTGCGTGTCTGAGTATTGAAATGGCTTATCTTGTTCATCCTTTGCCGCTAGTTGAAGTTCAAGTCAGAGAAGAATATCTTCATGATCACAAATCAAACTTTGGTAAAGTGACTCCTGGTATTTGGATATCAGTAAAATCAGTGCCAGGAAAAGCATTGTATTTTGAAACTTTGTTGACAGAATACGGTGCGTTATATGATAAACTTCCCATTTCAGCTTTTCAGTGGAAAAGAGTTGAACAAGAACTGACACTCGAAACGTTACAGTTATGGGATTCTTTTGATTACAATCTCACAGTAATAAAAAAGCCAATGTTGGGAACATGTGCATTCAGGTCAAGCGACGGCAATACGCATCAAGGGAAATATCTTTTTACGATAGATACATGTCATGGTGATGCGGGCGTTATCGATACTAATTTCTCTGAACATGATCCAGAACATAAATCTTTCAACATAATTCAATTAAACAATGGGCAGTTTGCTGCACAACCTAATAACAGAATTCTTTGGTATGATAAATCATTGATACCAGATACATTAAAAGTTCCTACGTTTAAGGTCTGCACGCAAAACTATAGTGTTGAAAGAAAAATAACAAATTCTTTTGGTCACACAGACGAATGGCAATACAAAACGTTGAATGAAAACTATACAGGAGTATAGAAATGACTTTCGAAGAATTTTTTGAGAAATATAAACTTCTGATCCGAGATTTCACTTCTGCTCGACTCGAAGATTCTGCTCTGATTAAAGCGGAATTGCTTGAACTTTGTGATCAATATCCAGAATACGAAGAAACAGCAAACACGCATCTTTGGAGAGAAATCAACCGATGAGAACAAGGACAGAAGAATTTCTATACTCTATTATTCTAGAGTTTACTTTGTGGCTTGCTATTGCATGGAGTGGATTATTTTGGTGTCTGACGAAGCTTTATAATCTTGCAAAAAGACTTGATGAAAAAGTGGATGCATACGTACAAAATAATTTTCCTGATGAACGTTTTAAGTGAACAGATCGAATATATAGTTAAGCTGGCTCGTGATATCGAGTCTACAGATCCGTTCGATTGGAGTGATCTAAGCATAGACGAAGACACTGCCTATCGATTGATCGCAACAAGCATATTAGAAAAACCTTGCAGTCAGGATATTCTATGTGCGACTGTTGTGAAATTGTGCGTTGAAAACTTGATACTAAATTTAAGATTATTGAAGACTATGGACACATTGTCTCGGAGGACTGAATGAATAAAATTCTAATTGCTATTATTTCTATGGTTACGCTCGCATTTTCTCAAGTGTCGTATGCTGCTGATGCTGTCATTGAGTGGACTGCACCTGTAACATACATTGACGGACTTCCTCTTGATCCTGATACTGAGATTCTGTCCTATACGATTTACTATGGCACTGAATCAGGTAATTATACTGAGCAGGTTACAGTAGGATCAGACGTTAGAGAATATACGTTTACTGGACTTAGCGGTACATACTATTTCGTTGCTACAGCCACTTCTGTCGAACTCGATGAGAGTAATTATAGCAATGAAGTAACGCGAAAGTTTACCAAGGGTAAGCCGAGCACGTTTACTATCCAATTTCGTAGCTAATGATAAAACGATTTATTTGCTCTATCATTCTCTGTATAGCGCCCGCTGTAGTGACTGCAACTACAGCGGACGTTATCATTCAATGGGAAGCACCTAAAACGTTTGAAAGCGGTAAGAAATTAGATTCTGAAAAAGA